CAGCAGGCTATCGAGCAGTACACGACGCAAGACATCTTCCAAGGCTTGGATACAGGCGCTGTGAGCCCTGCATTCAGCAAGCACCTTAGCAACCTGTTAGGTAGCATCGTAGAAAAGCTCCACGGACCGTATGGCGCCTTTGCTCAGGCCATGCGTAAGACGGAAGCCGGCAACCCACTGGCGACATGGCTGAAAGCCATGGAGACAGGGGCGGCACCGTTTGCATCGAGCATCGTTGGTTCGGGGTTTGCCGGCAGCGCGCAGGAAGACTTTGCGATGCAGCAGATCGAAGCCACAGTACGTGCGGCACTGGAAGCAAACGAGCCTCAAGCACGTACAGCCTACCGGGAACTGTACAAGCTCTACACCTTTGCTCAGAAGACGCTAAAACCTTCGGACTTCGATTCGCAGGAAGACTACGACTTTGTGTTCAAGCTGGAAGCTGGCAGCGATGGTCGCTCTGATTACATTGCACGCTTTGCGGCCATGGGTCTGGGTAGCCAAAAGTTCAACAGCCTGCTGAAGATTGCAACAGATCGAGATACCAGCAAGTTTGGAGAAGGTGAGTCATTCACAGAACGTCTGCAGAATATCTTTGAAAAGATCTTGAACTTCTTCAACGAGAAGATCACGCATACATTTCAAGGACAAGACGCAGACGCAAAGCTGGAGATCCTGGTCGGACAGCTGGTGGACATCGAAGCCAAGCGTCGCACACAGATTGCTGCAAGACTGCAGGCCACGGATTACCTTGGCCCGGTAGAAGAGGGTGTCACCAAGGTTGTGACCAACATCAAAGACGGCATCGTCAAGATTGCCAGTTCTGACTTGGTGCGAGACAGCAGCCTCAGCATCGTTCGTACTGCAGGTTCTTTGGCTCGCACGATTGCAGGTGAACGTGTCGAGGCTGCACTGGAAGGCATTCAGGCTTTCCATGCTGCGCACGTTAAGAACCGCCAAAGCATTGCAATGAGCATGCTCAAGGAAGTCACCGGCCACAACAAACTGTTTCAGCTGGTGCTGCGTGCAACCAAGAAGCTTGAATCTACCCGCAAGTCGGTCATCGATCAGACTTCGGAGTTCTCACGCAAGTCGTTTACCAACGATGGTAAAGACCTGAGCCGGACAGACAAGGAAAGCATTACCAAGGTATTCCTTCGTACTGGCTTGCATAACCTCACCGTGGACTACTCGCTGGCAGAAATTGAGGACTTGCTGAACAACCCGACTGCGCTCAAAGCTGCAATCACGAAGTACGAAGGCCAGCTGACTGGTCCGATGAAGAACAACTACATCCTTCAAGCCAACGTGTTGGGATCGCACCTGGCCAATGGTGAAGTGGTTGGCTTCCTGATGAACAACTCGCACATCATTGCTCGCATGCTTGGCGACAAAACGTACTCGAGTCGCATCACTGAAGAAGCAGCAGTCGCTGCTGAGCCTTCAATCAAGATGCTGGTTTCGCTGTATGCACTACGAGCTACACGGGTTGAACAACAGATGCGTGCCAAAGAAGTCATGCGTACTGAAAACAATCGCAATGATGGCAACGGCATTGAGTACGTCATGGCATTGCAAAAGGCTTTTGAAAAGGAATCCCTTGAAAAGCTGTTCAAGGGCAATCCGATTCTGATGCAGCATGCCTACACGCCTGAGGTGTACAACCCATACGTTCAGCTGGAGTTGGCAACGGAGCAAGGCGCACAAGATCTGATTGATCAAGGCTATGAGCGCGTTGATGATTTAATGCTTGATCGAGCCAACCCTTACGGCGAACAGATGATTCTGTTTGCGTTGAGAGGTGTAGGTGTCACGCCTCGCGTATCAGGCGCCATGCACACGCAGACTCTGAGAGCCAAGGGCACGGAGCAGCACAATGGCTTTCTAGATGCTACGACTTCAACTGGCCTTGAGAACTCGATCATTCAAGCCACGATCACGAACAACAAGCTTGGTTTGCTAAAGCAAACTAATAATCCTGGTCGTGATATGTCGGGCGATACCGGCAACAACCTGGCTCCTGTGTACAACGAGCAGGGTGAGATCGTGAACTGGCGTTATTTGATGAAGGAAAAGACCAAGGACAATCTGCTGGAGCGTAACAACGATTTCGACAAGCTACTCGGTGTGCTTGCTGGTTCGATCTTTGACAAGGAAACGACCAAAGATCAGAACAAGGTTGTGATCGAAGCCTTGCATGAAGAGTTCAAAACCAACTACGCAATGAACCGCGCAGCTTACGTTTTGATCGGACCCAACACAGGAGATCCTGAACTGCGTGAAATTTGGGATTTGATGCCGCGCCAAGCACAGATCGATGCCAGAGAAATTTGGGGCAAAGACGGCATGTTGGTTCGTGCAGACTCGCTCGATATGATCTTTGGTTATCGAAAGTTTTCGATGGCTGACATGTTCAAGCGGGCAGAAGCAGAGCGCAAGCAGTATGCAGATCTAGGTATGGAGTTTGTAAAGAACAAGGAACTCAAGTCCTTGAACTCCTATGAGCAGATCTTCGTGGGTGTAGTGGAATGGCTGCTGACTGCCTACGCCAGCAACAAGCTGGGCATGGATGATCGAGCAGCAGAACGCTATGCCAAACGAGCAGCTGTGTACGTGGCTCGCACTGAGCGTGCATGGCAAGAGATCGTCCGTGAAACCAAAGACATCATCGTTGTCAAAACCGGTACTGTGATGTTGGGCAACATCTTCAGCAACAAGTCATTGCTGCTTCTTGCTGGCATGTCTCCTTGGGCTATTGCAGAACACAGCCTGGTGGCTTTGAAAGCAGCGACTGCATATCAAAAGCACGACAAGGAACTTAACCGTCTGCAGAGTATGCTTGACACGGGTTACACGCAAGGCAAGGAAGCAGAGATCAAGCGTGAGATCATTCGCTTGAAAGATGCGCTTGCCCGTAACCCGGTGAAGGAACTGATCGATGCTGGCTTGATGCCGACGATTGTCGAAGACCTGAGCGGTCAAGACGATGTGTACAGCTACAAGTCGGCACTTACCAAAAAGGTTGAGAAAGCAACGAGCAAGCTCAATCCAAACATCGTCAATATCGGCAAGGCGATCTACATGACCCGTGATGGTCAGATGTACAACACGCTGAGTAAGATTACGCAGATGTCTGACTTCGTGGCTCGCTATGCGCTGTATCAGCACTTGACGACGAAAGCAAAAAACCCGCTTAGCAAAGCAGATGCAATTCAGAAAGCGTCAGACTACTTCGTGAACTACGACATCCCGATGCACAGAGCCCTGCAGTACACGGACGACATGGGCATCACGGCGTTTACCAAGTACTTCCTGCGTATCCAGAAGCCGTTGCTCGATCTGGCCAAGGAGAATCCTGCAAGGGTATTGGGTACAGTCTTGCTTGGAAACTTTATGAGTTTGGGCCCCATCGTTCTGGATAGTTCGTTTATCCATCACCTTGGCAACAACCCGATCAGAAGCGGTCCGTTTGACTATCTGGGTTCCTTGAAGGAACTGGCTACGGTAAAGTCAGCAATGGCGCTGATCAAGTAATGAACAAGAGAGGCAGCTGCTGTGCGGGGACTAGCCCACTCGCCACAGATCTAGAATCAACTGCCTCTCTTGTTGGCTCTCGCTAAACCCGGAGAGCCTGTAGGTATTGCTTAGTGCTACTTGACGAGCAATTCGTCAATCTTGCCGCCTTTGGCAAGGTGGTCTTCAACCCACTTAGGCTTGCGTCCACGGCCAGACCAGGCGTTGCTGCCTGACTTGTACTTCATTGCGACCTTGGCTTTACCTGTCGTGTTAGGACGGGCAAAGTCACCGAAGTCCAGATCTCGGGCACGGATGCCAAAGGTGCTGATCTTCTTGTTGATCTCTTCGATGGCAGCAGACTTTTCTTTATAAAGTAGATCGTCCTTCTGTTTTTGCAGAGCTTCGATCTGTTGCTGAAGCTCATCGATTTTTGAAGCCATGGGTACTCCTCTTGGTTTAGGTGGACTATCGAAGAGCTTTTCCAAAGCTTTCTTGGGTGCGTCTTCTTTAGCTTTCATTCTTTCGATCTGATACGAATTCACAGTAATCCCTGATACAGAATGCAATGAGCCCGACCACGCCTGCAACAAGGACAAAAGCTCCCAGTGCAGCAATGATGGCGGCGATGATCGCACCGCCAAACACGATCACAAAGAATACCAAGATGGCGACTAGGGTATAGCCGATATTCTTTAGTATGCCCATTCCCGACCCGTTAGCTGAAAAGGCTAGTGGTCTTTGCAACAGGCGCTGCGTCAGGTTCATCAATGGCCGGCTCCGCTTCAGCTGGTGCATCAGCTTTGAGCTCGGGGTTGGATGACACAACAGTCAAGGCAAGTGCTTGTACTTCTTCCGCTTCTTCTGAATCGGTGAAGCCGGGGATGCTAACATCCTCGATCACCAGGTCGGCGGTCAAGCCACTGTCTTTTCTGCCTGCAGTGAACGTGATGTTCACTTCACGACCAGTCAAGTTGATACCTTGCTTGGCAATGTACTGTTTCAATGCGTCTACGATCTCGGCTTGCTTAAGCTGGATGTTCATGGTTTCCCTTTGGTTTGTGGTGTAAGAAAGGGAAGCATTTGCTGGAATGCGTTGCATGACAGTCCAGCATAGATGGCTGCTACAGCGTCCGCCATGTGTTCTGCTTTTGCTTCGCTCACCAGCATAGCTCCCTTTTCTCGATAGGTAGGCCAGTTGGCTTCAGGATGTGAAGCCATGGCCCACTTGATCATTTCTTGCTTTGTTGCGGTTTTACAACCCGCTCCTGCAAGCTTGACTTCCGTAGGGGTCACTTCGAAAAAGGGGATACCGTTTGCTCTCAGTGCCCCAAGGACGCCCACGCAGACTCCATAGGAAGCCATGGCTCTAGCCGACTGGCTACCAACCGGAACTTCTACGAAGACAGCGTGAGCGTCCTGTGCTGCGGCCACAGCACCCTTGTACAGCTGGAATCCAGACTCGAGATCGAGGCTGTTCTGACGAACTTGCTTCCCTTTGGAGAGTTCAGGGTTCGTCAGCCCTACGCGTTCAATAACGAGTTTTTTGGAATCCAGGTCGTAGGTGCCTACCGCCAGACCCCAGTTCCGAAGACTGGGATCCTGACCCACTACCCGAATCGTCCTAGTGTTGGACTGGCTCATCGGTGGGGATGCTTTCTGGCTCATCGACCTCGGCTACGAAGGGAAGTTGGCCAAGCTCCATGAGAGCCATCGACAGTCCCATAAGAAAACCTTTATGTCGGTCGCCTTCCAGGATGAACGGTGGGTCGTCATTGATTTTGACTTCGATACCTTCAGGCACTTCAAGCATCTGGCTGAGTTGCTTGACCTTGGTTTCATGCCAAGCACACAGAATCTGAATGAAGTGATCGATGTTCTCTACGTGCAGAGTCTCTGGAAGATTGGACAGGCTCATACGATGTTCCAATCTTCAGCCAGCATGTCGGACTGACTTGCTACCCAAGGTACAAGTTGGTCATCGACAGTTTTCATGACGATGTAGTCTCGGTATGTAAAGTCGGTTCCGCACTCATCACGGGTGTATGTGCCCGTTTCTTTGTGCAAGCCAATCCACATACCTTTACCGTTCCAACCAGCACGACTAGCTTTGGCGCCAGCTTTCAAGGCAGTTAGTGCCAATCCGAATGTCATACCGTCGGTTTGATAATACGCATCTTCGAACTGTTCCTTAGGACTCCAGCTGATGTAGCCTTCATGCTTGGGGTGATTAGAGTTACCTCCATTCAGGTACTCAACTAGGTAACCTTCGTCTGCACCATTCTCGTCAACTGGGAGTACCCAGTTGCGATACGTGTTGTAGTCCGCACGGTTCATTGGTTGAGCAGCGACTCGCTTGGTACCGATGTAGTTTTTCATCGTACTCATGCGTTCACCTTGGCCAGTTCGGACTTCAGTTCGTAGCCCATCAATGGCCAAATGTGATTGACAGCGTTTTGGCGTGCAACCGTACGCCCGATTTCTGCATCAAAGTTTGTAGGATCGACACAGGCAGCCTGACCAATTACAGTAAAGCCATTCTGCAAAACAAGCACGCAAATTGTCAGTGGCTCTAGTTCAGCTACTGGCTGACCGCCCATTGCTTCCCATGCAATGCTAGTACGGAAGTAGTGTTCGCTTTTGATGTTGGCTTCAATGTCTTCCAGTGTTACGCGAGTAGGAGAAGTCATTCGACGCTTTCATTTAGTTCATTCAATGCAGCATTGACTTGCGGAGCAGCTTGCCGTTGGATCTCGGTGATCAGACCCGCAACGCGTTCGTACGGTTGAGTACTCAGCGCAGCCAAAATGAAGTTGATTTTATCAACGCTCATCGTGATGGTGATTGGGGTATTGCCGTCAATATCCATATGTGCTCCTAGTTTGTGAATAAAAAAAAAAAGGGATGGCTCTTTGGCCATCCCGGTACTACCCATCCTGCTTAAGCAAACAGGCTGGTCGTAGGTTTCTTCGACACTGCAGCGGCACCAGCTGCTTTCGGTGCACCTGCGGTACCCGAAGTACCTTTCGATTTGTCACGCAGCTTGCCAGTCCACTTGGAACCCCAAGTTTCGACAAACGTGGCTTCGGTTGCCTGAGCACGGATCTCCGAAGTGGTCATGCGATCTTTGGCGCGGAAGAACTTGTCGATCTCGTTCTCTTCGCGGGTTTCGCCAGTCGGCTCGTACATGCCTGCGTCGTTCTTTGCAGTCTTGTCCACGATCTGCTTGATCAGGCCAACGACGATCTCCTTGCCCAGCAGATCCATCGGGACTTCGACCTTGGTCGGGATCTCAGCTTTGGCTTCGGACGAGTACACGTTGACGACCTTGATCTCGGTTTCCAGAGCACCGATCTCTTTGCCTACAGTCAGCAGCGCCAGCGAGTTGGCGTGGTTGAAGCCAGGCAGATAGTTCTTCTGGCCGTCTTTCTCGTAGTAGTTCTTGTTGCCCTTGGCATCACCTGAGGTCATCCACAGGGTTTGCTTGATATCACGACCAGCTTCGGTCTTGAGGCTCAGAACCAGACCCAGTGCACCACCTGCAGATTTTTGCAGGTAAGCCATTGCGATGGTTGCGCTGTAGACGCCGGAGTCTTGAACTCCACCGGAGCCTACGGAATCCTTCTCTTCCGAGATGGACGAATCAGTTGCCAGATTTGCGAGCAGAGACATTTTGTATTTCCTTTGAATCGATTAATTAATGGGGTTAAATAGTTTACGTCAGAAGAGTCTTCAGGCGTAATACTCTTTGAGTTGGTTTAGTACTTGCTGCATGTTGTTGTCGATGAAGGTTTCCTTCGTATCGAACAACCCTAGAGGACCACGAAGACGTTCATTAACAGTCTCCTTGGTGATCTTGGTTTGGAAGACATACTTGAATCCAAGTGCTTCCTCTTCAGGAGTAATGGTCAGAAGATCCGAGCCATAGTCCTTCAGTGCCTTGAGTGCTACCTTCTTCGACGCGATGACGATAGTGAAGTAGCTCTCGATGCCGTTGTTCTTCAAGGAGCCTTTGACTGGCACCTTGGTTTCCATCAGCATCTCGCTCTCGTTGAGAGAGTCCGCGGTGTGAGCAATGAAGATCACATTCTTGGTGGACTTCGCAACGTACTGTTGCATCAGGTTTTTGAAGTACTGGGCGAACTGACCCCACGCCTGCATTCCATTGCTGGAGTTCAGGACGTAGACACTCTCGTACATGTCGAGCAGGTAGGTCAGGCTGTCCACTACAATTGTGTGAACGTCTGCCATGCCTTCAGCTGCATCGAAAGCTTCGTTGACTTGAAGCGGATCGGTAATGGTGAACTGCTTGAACTTGGCTCGAAACGGTAGCTTCTTGCCTGCTTCGCAGTTCAGGTACATCACGCCTTCTGGCTTATCCAGTCCCATGAGGGATGCGGATTTGCCAGTGGCTGATTTTCCACATAGCAGTACCAGGTGGTCGTTGTATTGCGTGGTCATTGATTTCCTTTGTTAGGTTTTCGCAAGAGCGCCCGGAGGCGCATACCGAGTTAACGTTTAACGCTTGGCGATGGCCTTTGCGACTGTGATCATGATGGTGCTCATGATCTCTGCTTCATCCAGCTTGTCTGCAATCTTGTTGTTCAGATTGATGACTCGACTGCGAATAGTTTCAAAGTCGAAACCAGCATCCAGCAGGATCATTCCAAAGCGCAGCAGCATGTTGTTGCGATTGCCGTCACCGATGTTGTTGATGACCCAACGCTCCAGGTTGTCCATGGATTGCTGAGAGTTCATCAATTCCTTGCGTTCTTCATTCTTGGATGTTTTTGGAATGAAGGGCAGGGCATCCATTACCTCACCTTCGTTGTACTCGTAGTGACCTGGATGGGTCAGCCACTTACGTGCACGCTGATTGGTTGCGGTATCCACTTCGAATGGAAGCCATTCGTAGATGTTGCTCATGAACTCCTTGTAGTCCTTGGCGTCCATGGACAACTCGTAGTTGATGGGCAGAATGATCCTGAAACGATTCTCGGTATCGGTATGTCGCTTGGTCGTGTAGTACAGCGCCTTGTAGTTCTTGAGCAGAAGCTTTGCGGTGCTGAGATTCACTCCACCGTCAACGTCGATCACCACCAGATTGAAGCCTGGAATGCAGTTCTCTTCGTTGCGGTAGCCACCATTGAGATGATGGGACACCCAATGCATGCCAGGTGCTTGAACCAACTTGTGCAGCTGATCGAATGGCGCTGTCTCATTACGGTAGTCAGTCGTCATGTCGGTGCTGTAGCTCATCACCATCTTGGCTAGATCGGTTTCCTTGAGCGTTTCTCCGCGCAGGAACTCGATGCCATCCGAGAAAGACTTCTTGATGATGATGTTGTTCTTGTAGCCATAGGCAATGGCCAAGCTCAGCATCTCTGACTTCTGACCTGTGGCTCCACGATAAAACGGCAAGTCTTCCACCAGATCCGCTTGCGTGACATCACGCTTGCAGGTGGCGATGTACTTGGCCAGCTTTACGTAAGCGCGATCTCGAGTAAGCAATCGGTTGAATGATTCACCGGATTCTTCAGCAAGCTTGATGGCTTGATAAAGATGGTCTTGAGTCAACTCAGTAGAGTCATCAATGAAAGCGTAAGCGCCTGCGAGCTTCAGAGCTTTGAAGTAGCGATGCGAGATCTCTGCCTTCTTCATCTCTTCATGCTCAGGATAAATCTTGGCTTCCCGTTCGCACTTGAGCTTGTACTCGATCAACAGCAGACTGGTTTCCTTGCTGATCACCAGACGCTTGTTGACGTTGATGATGTCAGCCAAGTTCTCCAGTCGATCTGAAAGCTCTTCCAAATACGTGTTGGCGTCTTTGTTGGTCAGCTGATCGTAGATTTCTTCTGGCGTTTGATCTTCGATGTTGTTGGAAGATCGGCTGTAACCAAAGAAGCATCGACGGGCATAGCCAGTCTCAAGCATCGAGTACAGCTCTTCTTCTGTCTTGCTGCCATTGAGCAGCTTTGAAGGAGTACCGAAGAGCATCATGTTGGTCGGAGTGCGACCGATGATTTCTTCGTTGCGAACGTTGTCCGAAGTGTTCTTGATCAGCTTCGACTTGATCAGGCCCATGTCGTACAGCTCGATGAATGTGTCGAGCACATCCATGTTGCCAACCAAGTTGGAACCGATCTCATCGATCTGCAGGTTCATCGAACCGGCATCAGCCATGAGCAGCTTGTGGCGCATTTGCTTGACCGCTGCAGGCGTGCCTGAGTCGAAGCTGAACACCAGAGTGCCCAGACCTTCGAACTCCTTCTGAACACGGATGAGTTCTTCATCCGGATCAGTGCTCTTGCGATTGGCTCGCTTGATGGCAAGCTTTGGCAGGTTGTTGTCTGCCAGGATCGGGAACGTTTCTTCCAGAAACCTGCTGCGAAACTGGTTGATGACTTGGTTCTCGATGATGTTTGTCGAGAAGCCTTTGCCTGAGCCAGACGTACTGAGATTCAGTGCGTACATGTTTACAGGGATGTCACCGCGGTCATGTGTAGCGATGGTGGTTCGCATCATGGAAGCCACCAGGCTGAAGTAGTAGCCAACCAGTACCCTGAAGAACAGTGGATTACTGTTCTGGGTTTTGCTGCACAGGATGTTGACTAGCTTTTCTGAGGTTGGGTGATACTCCATCTCATCAAATGTTTTCATTTATTTCTTTCATGGTTAAAGGATGAGGTCGCCAGATGCGATCAGTTGGTCTTTCTGAGTGCAGACAGAGAATGCGGGGCAGTATTTACAAGCAGTGGCTTGACCAGGAACTTCCTTGACGATGCCGACGCTGCCGTCTTCGATGTACCGAAGCGTTGCGTCATGCCTGTTCTCGAAGTTCTTGGTGCTGCGTTTGGTGCTGGCAGGATTCTTGTAGTACTTAAAGACTGGCTCTGAACGCCACAGATCTTCATCGGTGCAGTAAGGAATCTCTTCCTCGTCTGCATCCCAGTACTGCGTGATTTGAGCAAGCTTGCGTTCTACGAATGCCTGCGTTTCTGCAATGGACTTAAGTCCGTGCACACGCTGCTGGATTCGGTTCTGCGGATACTTCGGATCCTGCATGGCTTTGGCTTTAGACCAGTCGGTGAAGATGAACTGAATAGCCATCTCATCCTTGGTAATGATTTCTGGATTAAGCCAACGATACAGACTGCCTTGCAAGATGTGCTTTACATCGTTCGTGTTGTTGATTGCGGTATATGTGGAAGTCGTTTTGAAGTCTTCGACTCGACCATCGCCTACAAAGTCAAACTTGCCGGAAATCTTGAACTTGCCTACGGTCTTGTAAGCACGTTGCTCAAGATAGATCGGAATCGATTCAACACCGTCAGCAGCAAGGTCTTGCAGCTGTTCACGCGTTGG